GTCTGTTGGTTTTTTAGCATAAAAGATTAATGGTTTACCATAATAAGCAGTGTTGTTATCATTTACAAACCATCCTACTTGAGGATCTAAATTAGTTCCATCACCATTTAACTTCTCATACTTCATATGCTCGAATGGTAACTCTACTACATATGTTTCTGGGTTTGCATCATAATAATCATCACCTCTATACTCTTCTGTTCCCCAACTTATGTTTGATAATTGTTCATGTTGCTTTGCCAGCTTTGTTTCTAATCCTTCGTATTTAAACTCTACTTCTTTATAAGGAAGTGCAACATCTACAGTAGACTGTGCTGTATCAACATATTCTGTAATATCCCATACAGTATCAGAGTCGTCATAATATTCATCTAATGTTTTAACTACAATAACACCATTATCTGTATATGCAGTTAAATTAAACATCTTAAATAAACCAGTTAAAAAGTCTATTACTTTCATCTCTGGTATTTGTTCAGATATTATAAACTCTCTTGTATTGTCAAAAGTGTATGTACTTGTTAAAGGATATTCTGCTGTAGAGTCTGGATAGTATGTTAAATCAACGTCCCACTGTGTGTCTGTAGTTAAATCAAAAGTTGATGCAGTTGACTTTATAAATACTGTATATGTACCATTATCTAAATAACCACTTAACGTAATAGATGTGCTATTTGTGATTGCTCTTTGGTCATGTGTTATACCATCTTTTTTAACAATTACTGTTCCTGTAATATTAGTAGATGCAACTATAGTTAAAGCATACTGAACTAGACCTGTCGCTCCTTGTACAATTAACCTATCTGACTCGCTTCTAACATGTATTAGTTCTTGAAACCTGTCTATAAAAAACCCTGTTACTTGTTTACTTACTTCTACTGATTCATATGCTTTTCCTTTCTTTCTATGTAGCCATAAATAAAGATCATAATAAGGGTTGTTTGTGTTGTTAAAGAAATCACTACTAAATGTTAAACCATACTTATCTTCTATTGATCTAATTATAGCATCTATCTTTATTGCATATTTTAACTCTTCCCAATACACACCTTGATGTGATGTTCCACTTGGATATAAGTTACCTCCATCAGCATCTGGATAATCTGCTGTATCAGAAGTATCATAATAAAGTCTTGTAGTGTGTGATATTAATGGTGCTACAAGTCCAAGAGGATAAACAATATCTGTTGTTCTGTCTGGATGAGAATAAGTAACACTAGTACCTGATCCTTTTAACCTGTTCTCTACTGTCGCTGCATTATAAGTAGTATCAAAACTAGTTAAATCTAATGAGCTTAAATCATCATCACCTAATAAGTCTTTTAAGTCAATAGTATTTCCAAAGAATGTTATTCTATAGCTTGTAGGTTCTCCATCTACTAAATCTACTCCATTTAGTTTTACTTTACCTATTTTAAAAGGTCTTGTATTAAGTTCTAATGTTGCATCTTTTTTTAGTCTTGCATCAAACCCATCTATTATAGAGTAATTATAATAATGCTTAAATATCTTATTGTTTGTTTTAGAAGCTGGTATATTAAAGGTTCTAGTAAAGTCTACAAATATTTTAGATATGTCTTTTACATTCTGTATTGACTGTATTACATTAATAGATTCATCTTCAAACAAATCTACTCTTGTTCCTTCTATATATAATTGCAGAACTGCTTTCATTATCTTACTCTGTCTATGTGATCGTGAGCGTGCTCAACGTCTATTGTATAATTAACTAACTTATCGTTTACACTTGTTTTTAATGTTAATGAATTTGTTGCGATATCAATTGGGTGATATTCACTTCCCATCTTCATCCATACTTGTTCTGAAAACATTAATTGTTTTATTGCTTCATTCATACCTTCATCTATATATCCAGTGTTCAATGTCATTCTCTCTCTTCCTGTTTTTATTAATGTTCTGTATTGATGTGCATATTTAGAATATGTTCCTGTTGTTGATAGATTGTTGTTTTTATACTTTTTTGATTCTGTGCTTATTGTTTCTACGTGTTTTTTATCGAAGTATATATCTTGTAATGCTCCATACTTATTTACAAAGGTTACTTTTATAGGCATATATTTAGAGCAGTCTGTTCTTTTAATTGTTATTGTTGTTGCTGGACTTCCTACAGCTACACTTGTTGTAGTACCTGTAAAAGCATTATATATTATAGTTCCTGATGATAGCACTGGTATAAATCCTCCAGTTCCTTCTGGAACATACATAATCGTGTTATCTTGCATTACACAAGATCCAGTAGAACAAAAGCTTTTAGTATCAGATGTGTTGTAATAATCCCAATACCCATCAAAGCCTACGTGTGTAAAGTTTATAGGTAATCCAACTGTAGAGCCTGTAGCATTAACTCCATCATAAAAAATTATCTCTCCTGATATGTTTATCTTTTGTGCTTGATAACTTCCTGCGAAAGTAATATCTAAATAGTCTTTTGCAAGTTCTGCTATTTCAAATAACACTGTTTGAGTTGGTGTGTCTTTTATTATTGTATATCTAGTTACACCTTCTATCTGAAGTATAAGCTTTGCAGATGATGCTCCAGCTCTAGGGTGATATTCATAATAAGGACTTCTTAATAATATGTTTGCCATGTTCTATTGTTTTATTGTAAAATCTAAAAATTCATCTACGTCTAATCCGTATGCTTCTAATAATTCTTCTGGTAATCTTTTAAATCCTTTTTCAAAAGGTTTAGTAAAGAATAAGCTTGCTTTAATTCCTTTGTTCCAAACAGACCTAGATATTACATATGCTGTAGACTCGTAACTTGTAAATCTTCCTTTAGCATCTCTAAATTGAAATCTTCTTGCTTTTACCCATTGCTTAATTCCTCCAGACAATCCACCTTTCTTTCCAGTACCTGTTCCGAACTTAAATGGACTATTCGTTGATTCTGGATATGTGCTTGTTGCTCCTTTAACCCCTTGATCCTGAAACTTACCATAATCTTCCATTTCAAACTTTAAACTAAATGAATTAGGAAATACATCTACTATACCTTTTAGGGAATTATAAAGCTGTTTAGATACATTCTTATTCTTTCTAGTTAAGTTAGCTCTAGACTGACTAATAACATAATCTTTAAATGCTTCTAATGCTTTTCTTGTGTTATCTCCCCCTAACATATTGTCATATCGTTTTGTACTTGTACATCAAATGTTGCTACCCATCCTGCTAGCTTGTTTTCAAATCTATCTACAAAAGGCTCACAAGTTACATCTGCATCTACTTGATACTTTTCTGAATATAAATCTCCTCTTTGTAGTAATGCCATTAATCTATCTAATACTCCTAGCTGTGTGTTTAGCACATCTTGTTCATTATCGTTACCTCTAAATAAATCTGTTGTTTCTTCTTTGTTTATATCTACTATATCCATACACATAACTGAAATATTAAACGTAAGTATTTTTGGGTTTATAGTACATTGATTAACCATTACGTGAGATAAAGGAAATATAGTTTGTTTGTTCAGATCTACATTGTCAAAGCTACCATATGATACGTTGTTAACGAATGGTTCTGCTTCTAGTGTTTCTTTAATCTTTGTTGTTAAATCGTAAAATCCTGTCATCTGGTTTTCTGTTTAATTAAATTTCTTTCTGTTTGTAATTTGTCTTGCTCATATGCTAAATAATATAAAGATGAATGTACATTTAATTCACTGACAGATTCAAGTTTGGTTGCATCTCCTCCAGCCAATCTATATAACGAGTTATACCATCCCCACTTCCTAGCAAATCCTCCCTCTGCTGAATAGTCATCCCCTTGATCGCTTCTTGATTCAAAGATTTCAGGATAGTTTTCAGTAATTCGTTCTTTAAATTGTAAAAAAAAAGTATAGAACCCATAACTATATCAAGCGGCATCTGTTTATATTTTTCAGAATCTTCTGATCCTTTATAGTCTTCTATTAGGTATTTATCTTTTAGTGTGTCTTTTATTGGTCTGTATAATACTGCCATAGCTTTATGCATCTTGCTCCAATCTCCTAGCGTAGTATCTAGGTCAATATACTCTCCTAAAGTAATTTTGTCTAAATCAGGAATAAAACCATAAGCAACACCATCCATTGTAAAAGTAGGTACAAGCTTTGCATCCTTATTAAACATATCATTTATTATTCTTACTATCTCCATTACACTATTAAATTGTACTTTAATTACGTTCTGAAGATTTAGATTACAGAATATTTCTACTGTCTTATGTAATAGGAAATTAGAGTTCTGATTAGCTTCTGTGTTTATCTTTTCGTACTTCTGGTATTGCTCTAGACTAATCTCTCTTAAAGATTCTGGTACTTGTATCTTAACTTTCATATTATAACAATAGTTATTTCAGTTTTTTGTATAAAAAAAGGGAACCATTTCTGATTCCCCTAACTAATTAACATTGAAAAAAATTATTAACTACTATTATCTCTTTTAATTCTCATCTCTCTTTGTATTGCATCATGAGCTCTATCATATGCCCACTCATATACTTCTGCAATCTTATTCTCTAACTCTTTACTCCCTTGAGCAAACACCTCTGATCCTTTCTTAATTTGTCCTTTATAATCTAATACAAGTATTACTGGTGGCTTCTTACCTAATCTTGTTGGCTCTCTATAAACTCTTATGTCGTTTTCAATACACCATTTGAAGATCTTCATCTCCTTCTCGTATTGATCGTTTGTTTTCAGCTCTAGCGATTTCGTTTTCAATTTCTTCAATTACCTTTAAAAGTTTTTTAGTTATTCTTATTGATGATCCTTGTGTTAAACCTCCATGATGAAACAGCTCTCTGTTTATAATTAATAATCTGTTTTTAGCTTCCTCTAATGACATAAAATAAAAAGTGTGTTAGCATTATCATCCAGAATGTATATAGTCCTGTACCCCAAAAGAAGTACTTTATTATTCTTCTCTGTAGCTCTTTGTCTACTGGCATATTAATTTCTTTTTTTGTTGCTTTATAATACATAATCAACAATATAAGTTAAAGTTCCAAGTATTCCTAACACAATAAATATTACTATGTAAAAAAATATTCCCCAGAGTATCATTTGTTTTTTATTCATTTCTTTGTTTTTAAAAAGATGCTGCCCATTCACACTAGACTTACTAAACTCCTCACTAGGATCATAATCCATTGTTGATATCGGTTTTAGTGTTTTTATGTTACTATGGGTTATCAGCATCTGTATTGTTATATCTTTTTAATTTCACCATTTATAATCTCCTCGTACAAAAGTGTACCACACTCTTCGCATTTAAATGCATCTTCATGATTATCGTGATGACAAGTTTTACATTTGTAATTCATATAGCTAATATATAAACATTTTTTTAACAATCAAAGTTTTTTGTTAATTATTTTTTACCAAATGTGATATTCTCCTTTATTAGGATCTTGTAGTTGAGAGGTTAAAGCATATCTAGCTGCATCAATACTATGGTCTCCAGACATAGGGTTAGGCTTTTGTAGTGTGTTACCTTGCTTGTCTTTCATCCAGACATATCCCTGAAGCTCTTTGATTAAGTTCTTTGACCTTTGTGTTACAAATACATTGTTTTGGTTTATAAGGTTAATACCATAAACAATACTATCTCTTCCTTTTGTAACTGGAAATACTTGATGTCCATAACTATTTAACTCTGCTATTGATTTAGGTTCAGCTGAATCTGCCCATAAGCTTCCTAGTATCTGATTGTTTTTTAAGTATTGACTTATGTGTGAATTTAACATTCCTTTTCTATAGAGTACTTCATCAAATATATATGCATCATCTAGTTTGTATAGTGCTACTAATGCTGCTTCGTCAACCGAATAACCAAAGTCTAATCCATGACATAATAACCTAGCGTGAGGTGGTATTACATCTATTTGTTTCCAATCAGGAATACAAGCTCCTTCAAGTGTTCCTATCTCACCTAGTCCATACACTCTCCACCAATTAGCCCAATAAGAGCTTTTAGATGCCTTTAGACGAGCTTTCTCTATTTCTTTGATAATACTATCAGGAAGTTCATTATTGTCCTTGTAAGTCAATGTAATGAAGTCTGTGTCTTCTGTGTTGATTAGTTCTTTGTCTACCCAGAATAAATTAGTTGGGTTATAGTCTAACCATATCTCTCCAGAAGTTCTTATAGATAATTGCTGGTAAGCTTCAAAGCTAACATTGTTACACTCATTAATAAATAGATCTGTTCTTCTAGAACCTCTTAACTTATCTGGTTGGTCTGTAGAAAAAAACTCTATGTAACTTCCATTACTAAATGTATACTTTAAATTAGTCTTATTGTATTTCTCTTCGTAATATCTGTTTAATCCTTTTAGGATGTTTAGAAAGTCTTTTAATGCTCCTCTTCTTAAATGAGGTACTGATTCAGATACTACACTTATCTCGCTGCCTGCATTTCTGATTGCCTGATCTATTAAGATAGATAGTATACAAATAGTTTTACCAGCAGAAGTTCCTCCTCTTACTATCTTAACTCTTTTGTCTAGGTTTAGTAGTTTGTCAAATGCTATCGTCTTTCTGACTCTCATTAATCAATGAAGAGAGGTGTGTCTTCGTTTATAGTTATGTCTCTTGTTTCTCTTGGTTTACCTGCGTAGTAATTATAAAACAGCTGAACATACTTAAAGTCTCCTTTTTCTACTCCAGCTTTCAGAGCTTGATATGCAGCGTCCTCTAATGGACTTAATTTCTCTATTAGATTTAACTCATCTGCTTTAGGTTTTCTACCTGCTCCTTGTCTTTTTCCTCCGTGTGCCATAACTTGAAATAACTTGATTAATCAATAATACAATAAAAAAACTTATCATTTGTTAATTCTTAATTTTAAGCACATCTTCTGGTACATATCTTTTTATACTTTTTATTAAGATATTCATTTGCTTTTCACTTAATCCAATTTTCATTTTTAATTTGTTAAATATATCTTTTAAAAACTTTCTAGTAAAATCATCACACTTATTAGACAATACATAATGTATTTTAAAATATTCTTTTTCCTTTATTACATACTTACCCTGATAATTCATTCGATAATTTAAAACTCTATCGTATTCGTTTAGCTTTTTAAGCTTATTCTTTAAATACCTGTTTTCTTTTTTTAACTTTTTATCTAAACTCATTTAAATATCTATTCTCTATTTCCCAGTTGCCTGCATAGAGTTCAAAGGTAGTTCCATCCTTTCTTGTTCTGATTGTACCTTTAGGATAATAGTTACCCTTTTCTTTAAACTGTTCTTTAGTTACCCATCCACATACTGTAAGAACTTTAGTAAATCTATTTATGGAAGCAAATATAAAAGCATCAGCTATATATCCTATTTGTGTGTCTAGGACATTATTTACATAATAGTTTTTAGGATCTACTTTTCTTTCCATACACTTTACATCTGCTTTGTAACTATTCCACTCAATATCATATCCTCCATCAAATCCTCCGAGTCCTGTCATTAGTTCTATTCCTAGATAGTCTCTTATGGTGTTTTCTCCTACTATTCCTATGTATTGATTTCTCTTGTTGCCATCTGCGAATCCTCTCATACCGAAGTTAGTTCTCTCTACCAACTTTTTACTGTAGGTGATTATTTCTTCGTTAAGAGATATTTGCAACATTAGTCTAGCAAGTTGTTGTTTTCATATTTTCTTTTAAGTTCTTCGTATTGCTTTTTAAGCATAAGGTAATTATCTACCAACATCTCTAGATTGTATTCTAGTTTTTTATCTAGCTTTTCATACCCTAGATACTTTGTAAACTTTTCTTTTATTTTATTATAGGTGTTTAGTAATCCTTCATCTTGCTTTAACCAATATGGAAAAGCTTCTGAAGCATGCAATACTGTTGCGTGGTTTTTATTTACTGTTTTACCTATTTTTAAATAAGTCATATTAGTATACTTACGTAGGAGTTTGTAATATATTCCTCTTGCTTCAACAAAGTCTCTGTCTCTACACGTTAAAACTTCTTTGTTTTCTAAATCAATATTAGTCTCTTCCTTTATTATTTTTTTTAGTTCTGATGTAATCATAGTTATAATATTTGTTTTCGTTTATTGCTTTTAATATTCCAGCACACGCTTCATAGTTTTCTAAAGTTTCATAAAGCTTTATAGCATTTTCAAGTTCTTTTTCTGTTGAACCAGCTGCTAAATCCATTAGTGCCATTAGATAATATTTTTCTATTTCATCATTGTAGAGTTCCTCGTAATACATATTCATTTAATTCTGATTCTCTTTTTACAAAGTATTCTTCAAATGTTTTAATTGCTCTTTCTAATTTCTCTTTACCAGATAAGTAAAAACTTTCTTTTGCATCCCACATACCCAGATCTCCTTTTGCTTTATCTATTGCAAAGAAATAAAACTTATCATAAGATACATTAAATAATTCACAATAAATATAAAGCTGTACGTCATATGAATATTTCTTGGCTGAATAAGGAAATGCTTTTACATCTGCTGTGGTCTTTAAATCTGCTATAAATCCATCTCCTAAAATATCTGCCTTACCTCTAAAAGGATAACCATGCAACATTCCTATAGCTGGTATCTCAAACTCTGCTCCTCTTGTCATTCTTTGCCACAGATCATTCTGGAGTAAAGCGTCTACTGTATACATTGCTTTGTCATAGTCTTTTCTTGTATATACAAATTCATCTGATCCTACCTCTGCTACTTTCTCTGTGTATTTTTTTGTTCTTGCTGATTGCACTTCTACTATGTGTACTAGACTATCTACCTTGTCTGGTTCTAATGCTGCTAAATGTATAAGTCTTCCTGCTTTAAATGCTGGGTTGTCTGACTTAAAGTTTAAACTTCTAGCATAAGCTTTAGGGCTATCCATTAAATACTTTATAGAAGAAGAACTCAACGCTGTTCTTCCTAACTCACCATAGTAAAACTTATCGTCATCCATTTTAGGAATTAGATCTTCTGGAGAATATTGTTTTCCGTTTAGTAATGTTATTGTATTATTCATAAGCATATCTAATATTATTAAGTCTAATATAATGTTTTTATAATTCTTTCTCCAACTGCTTTTACTACATCTACAGTAACCGCATTACCACACATCTTATATCTTTGAGTATCAGAGTTGTCTTCTGCAAGTGTCCAATTATCAGGAAACCCTTGTAATCTTTCACACTCTATTGGTGTTAATTTTCTTATTCTTCCGTGTTTAAACAAACGCAGACTATTATGATGAGGCTCTGTTAAAGTAGGACTATCATCTCGTGCCTTTTTATTATATAAGTCAAGTGCTTTTATTTGGTCATTAGATATATTTTCTTTCTCTAATGTTTCATTTAAGGACTTTTGACCATAATTGTATTTAATGAACTGGTCAGTATTGCCACCCCCACCAGAGCTTGAATGTATTGTATTTGTTTCATCTTTTTCGTGATAACTCGTTACTTTACCTTTATTATCTCTAGTATATCCTAATACTGCTTGATTGCAACTTGTTTCTAATGTTTGTGCTTGTTTTTTACCTACTCTACCTCTACGAGTTTTAGAGTTTGGTTGTGATAAATTAACACTATCTCCAACTTCTGCTATTTCATATCCTTTTTTTGTATTTGATTTTACTTTAATTTGTTTTGGTTGTTTGTAATCAGTAGCTGATAAGCAGCTCATTATGGCATTAGTATTATGTATACGACCTCTTTCTCCTCCTTTATTTGTATCTCCAAACAAACTTATTTTATCGTCATTTTTTCCAAAGCTTTCTCCGATAGGAAATACTTGTCCTCTACTTCTGTTTGGAGTATATCCGACAAGGTAGATTCTCTCTCTATTTTGGGGTAGAAACCAGCTTGTATTAAGCAGTTGCCATTCAAGTCTATAACCCCCAATGTTGGTAAACGCTTGCAAGATTGCTGCAAAGTCTTGGCGATTGTTTGATGAGAATGTTCCTTTAACATTTTCCCAGATAAAAAAATCTGGTCTGCATTCTTCGATAAGCCTAATTGCTTCAAGGATAAGGCTTGATCTACTTCCTTCCATACCTTTTCTTTTTCCAGCAAGGCTAAAGTCTTGACAAGGACTTCCGAAAGTGATAGCGTTGATTCTTGGGAGTTCTGATCCTCGAACATCTGTAACTGATCCGACATAAGTACTATTTTTAAAATTATAATTGTAAGTTTTTATTGCATATTTATCTACTTCAGAGTAATAAGAATTTACCTTAAACCCTGCTTGACTTAAACCTAAATGAAAGCCACCAATACCACTAAATAAATCTAATAAGTTTATTTTCATTCTCCTTTATCTAATTGGTCTTCTAATGCAGCAAGGGCTCTCCATGCTACCTTTCCCAGATGTAACATTCCATCATCATCTAAAGGATCTGTAGTGTGGTCTATTAGGTGTCTTGTTAAAGCATCTAACTGATCTGTTGATTTACTTTTATCCCAGTGCAATGGTTTGTCTGGATGATGTTGCTGGTTTCCTATGTAACTTATCTTTGATACATATTTAAGTGCATTAGGAAAATACTTTAACACTCCAGTAAATACTGGCATTTGTTTTCTTTCTTTGTGTTTACTCATAGTCCTAGTTCTTTTCCTTTGTTATACTTCCTTACTATCTTGTTAGCTTCTTCAAGTTCTGTTTCAACTCTTCTTGCTCTTGTAAGAGCTCTAACTTTGTCTGATCTATAAGACTCTATTGTCTTTTCGTAAGTTCTTCTTTCATATTCCAAATGTGCAACATAGATTCCTATCTCTGCTAAACATCCTTTACATTCTTTTATTTCTTGATTGTTTGATTCTTTACCCCACTTCATTAATTTATTTCCTAAAGTCTGGTAGTTTGTAACGTATTCTAGTTCTTTGATTAATTCCATTTTATTTGTATTCATTGTAAATTGCTTCTAGTTTATTATACACTTGACCAACAAAGCAAGGACTACAATTAGTGAGTTGTTTTTTATCATTAAAAACTCTATTGTATATCTCTAACATTCTTGGTGCGTATTTTGTTATATCGTTCTTTTTTTCTATAAATATATCTTGAAGATACAAAAATTCTTGTTCTGTAAATAACTCTGGCATCTTATAGGGAAACAGTTCATTTAGTTTCTTCTTTCTTTTATCGCATCCACAGTCTGCATCTAGTGCTTCTGCTACAGTATCTACAACTTTTTTTATTCCTGTTGCTTTTGTTATTTTCTCAACTGTATCGCCAAATCCTTTAGCTGCTACTTTTTGTTGATATTCAAAATTTGCTTTAAACTTATTGTAATCGCTCATAATCTTCGTTTTTGTAATCTTCGTAATCTTCTTTTAATTTATCTTTTAATATAATTTTTGCATTCTTTAATGTATTAAATATACTTACCCAACTTATTTTTGTTTCTGCTGCAATCTTTCTTATACTCATATTTGTGTCTCTATACAGAACAAAAAGCTTCTTATCATACCAGTGCCAGTTTTCTATTTCATCATCTATTTTTTCGCATATTAAATTATAAGCATCCTGTTCTCTTAAATCAGTATTGTCTTCTAACTGAAGTAATCCATCATCAATAGAAACTTTCCTAACTTTTCGCTTACTGTTATAGTATAAGTAGTAAGTAGTACGTAAAGTAAAATACATATAACCCCTACGGATAATCCCATTCTCAATAACCTTCTCTGGTTTAGCATATTTATATAATATCAAATAACTCTCTTGTACAATGTCTTCTGCATAATCATACTCACCAAACCCATTGACTATTCTGATCCATTCTTTATGTTGCTTCGCTACTAGTCCAAGCCAGTCTGCTGTTGTTCCCATTTCACTGTAACATTTATAAATCCTATTACACACTGTAATGTGTATTCATCAAATCCGTCATCATATTGTTCTTTGTGAAATAATGCTCCTATCATAAAACCTTTTATCAATGCTAAATAAATATCTGCATTCTTGTATTGTCCTATCATTACAAAAATTGTTGTTAATATTAATAAAGATATAAGTATCAAAATAGTAATTCTTTTTTTTGTTTATCTAAAAGGTCTTTATCCATAAATGTAAAACCTATATTATTCTTTTCCATTCTTAATTTTATTGGCTCATCAAATGGTGTACATCTTCCTCCTGTTTCCATTTCTTTAATCTTTAAAACTAAAAGGTTTGAATATATCCAATCAGTTGGATGAGACGTGTACCTGTGAATACAAATCAGATCATCACAACGGTTTCCCCACTTACCCCCTCCTTCAACACTAGCAATATTTAAAGGCATTGGTAATCCTTCGTATTCATGTCCTTTAGGATGCATACGTCTTAATGCTTCTGTAACTCCATGAGCATTTAAAAACAGTGTGATGTTATTTTTTTTAGCAAACAATCTAAACTCTGTACTTACTTGATAGTCGTACTCGTGACCTCCTACTTCTTTATATAGTTGTTTGTCTTTTATTAAAGAGTTGTATGGATCTATAAGTATTGCATCATAATCCCAAGCATCTTTAATTGCTTTAGCTTCTTCTAGTAATTCTTTATATGTGTAGAGCTCTTCAACATCAATAATCTTAAAATATGTGTCAGACCATTCTAGTGCGTCTTTTATCTCTGCGTCTTCTGCCTTTGTAATTGGCTTACGCATTTTAAACTCTACTATTTTTCTTTGTATTGATTGAGGTGTATTCTCTGAAGACCAGATTAAAAACCTCTTTTTGTGTTTAAGAGCCCAAATGACGAATAAATACAATATAACAGTTGTTTTGCCAACATTCGCATGACCAATTAATAAATTAAAGTTGCCCTGTTTATATCGTAAGTACTCGTCTATGTCTGGTACTCCTATTTTTAAACCTTCCTTAACCCTTCCGTGTTTTATATCTAATAGTTTTTTGAATATGTTAGAAGAGTTTACTAGCATTTTAGAATGGAAGATTATCGTTTACGTCTGGCATTTGTGCGTTTGATGTTGTTTCTGCAACAGCATTAACTATTTTCCATCCTGTAACGTTTATGTAGTATTTACCTTTATACTCGTTAGATCTTAAATTAACACCTACGTTAATTGTTTGACCTACTTGTAAGTTGTTTACTAAATCTATTTTATCATTTAAAAATTCTACTGGTATCGTTTGTGGATATTTTCCAGCAGTCTCTACTAATACAGTTTTTTTCTTTAACTGTTTAATTGTTTCTAAACTTCCTATTGATTTAATAGTTCCTGTAAGTTCCATATTTATTTATTTAAATTATATAACATTTTATAGTCCTCTGATGTTGGTAACAGATTTTTCTCGAAATAAAGATACTTACCTATTAAACTTATGTCTCCTAGTATTTGTTGTTTCTCTTTATCGGTAGCAGCTCTCCAAACTGGATTAAGTGCTATTTCGGTAGCTCTATCTACAGCTCCTTGTTTACTAATAGAATCTTGTGTTTGATTAATTCTAGTCGGTTTCGTCTTTGTCATTTGTAAAAAAATTATTTATTATTAGTTGTTTATCTTGTTTACTTAAAAAATCAGCTTGTAGTATTTCAAATAAAGCAGATCGTAATCTATCTATTTCTTCTTGCTTTTGTTTAAGTAGTTCTATGTAATGTAATTCAATCATAATATAAAGTTAACAAATTATTTTAATATTATAATAAAATGTTAATAAAATATATTCAAAAAAAAAGAGGGAACTTAATCCCTCCTTTAAACAAAGAACAATAAAAACTAGAAAAAATTTACGAATGAAAAGAAAATTGTTTTATTCTATCATTATAATCGTCAATCATTTCTTTGATTTCTATATCTGTAAATTTAGCAATCAATCTGCTTTTTTCTAATAATTCCTTTGACAACTTATCACCAAGATATAAACTAAACTTATATTGCTCACCATATCGAAAGACATTGCACGCTACACATTGGGCGTGTACGTTATCTTCATTCCATCTTGTTGAATAATGTTTTCTTGATATAAAGTGTCCTGCTTGTATTTTAGTCCAATGATGTACTTCTCCGCAAGTAGAACATCTGCAATAGCCTTCTGTGTCTGCGTCTCTTAATCTTATGTATTTAGAAAATACAGCATCTAGTTTTTTTATTAAGTTCTTTCGTTTAGGTTTTCTAGGCATAATTATTTATCCATACTTGTTATTAAATGTTTACCAGATTCTGGATCTATCTCTTCTATCTTTTTATAGATGTATTTAGAATTAGCCTTTACTTCTTTCTTTTCTGTTTTAGATGAATCTAAACCAAGATTAGTATATTGTATTGCATCTAGTTTTAACAGTTCATCTGATCTGTCTTTTACAGTTAAATTAAAATCATTTATAATTTTATCAGCTAATCTTCTTATATCATCCATATTTAAATATTAATTTATTAATTTATTAAAAATTGTTTTACATTAATTACCACTAACCCACCAAAGTTATCTACTTTTTTTTTAAAAGTAAATAGATGAGTTAATTTTCTTTTTAACAGAAGATGTTAATACTCTCTTCTCTTGCCTTGTCCTTTATAGGATTTATACCTCTACAGATCTTCTATTTAGTTCTTTAAGAATTAAATGTTTTTTTCTACTATAAGTAGAACTATTATACATTGTTATCAATTCTTTAGTTTTAAAACTACAAGGTGGATGATGTTTCCAAGTATATTGTTTTCCAATTATCTTGCCTCTTGCATCTCTTTTATATTCCTTTGTAGAAGGTTTTAATTTTATTGACATATTAATTAGACTTGTTGTTTAGTTTCTCAAACGTTCTCATTCCTCCAAGTCCTAACATACCAACTAATACTGTCATTAAATGTTCCATTTGTAGTGCTGGTGGAACTTGCTCTTGTCCTAAAAACCATATCAATAAATCTCTTAATACAAAGTTATAAGCTAATGCTACACCACAAACCCATCCTATGAAAGGTCTCCATCCAGCTACGAAGATTGTTCTGTGCTGTGCTTCTACTTTATTTATCTCTGATTGTAATTCTATTAATTGTTGTGGATCTATTTCTTTTCCCTTGATAAGCTCTCTTATCTCCATACCTAGTCCACCTATATCAGATTGACTTTGTAAACCCAATAGTTTTTTTAATAGTTTAAGCATATGTCCAAATTACTTTTTGTGTTTTTGTAGGATCACTGTCTACGTGTATAAACGTATTAGCAACACCTATCCTATAGAATCCAGCTTTGATAAGTGCTGATAGTATTTCGTATCTATACGTGCTGGATGTTGCATGTATATCGGCAGCGAATCCTCGTAAATGTGACGAGTTCTCTGATCCTCCCACTTTTTCATTATGCTCTTCAGTTCTGAATCCTGAATTAATTTTAAATGGTATCCCTGCAATTTGACGTGCATGGTTGAGCATGCGGAGAAAAGTTGGATCCATATTACGACCACTATCAGGAAAGTCAGGCGAGTCAAATTCACTGTATGTAAAATAAGATTTCATTAATCATTACATCTTTAATTTACCAAGCCATTTGTTCCAGCCTTTAGCAACTGCAATATTAAATTTCTCTAA